TTTAATATAACAAGTGTAGTACCTTTAGCCTCTGTACTAAAGAACGAATCATGATAGATATAACTGAACCTGTCAATGTTTATGAGCACGTAATTCATTACGACGAAGAAAAACAAGAGCAAGTACGCCTCACTGTCAATACTTTCAGAGGTATAGAGTACCTTCATTTACGAAAGTATTATATGGATTTTGAAGAAGAATGGAAACCTACTACCACGGGAATAGCTATTCCACTTGACTTTAATAATTCTAGGGAACTGTTCCGCGCTTTAACAGAAATTATATCCCTTGCTGAATCTAGGCAAATCATAGAAGAAAATTTTGGTGAACTAATAAAAGAGATTTATCCGGAGGATACTCCAAATAATTCTTGACTTTATGCGTATTCTCTAGTATAATATCTGTAAATAAATGAGAAAAGAAAACCGTGACAAATATAGATTACGCATACAGGAACAAGATAGCTAAACTCTATTACGAAGATGGTGAAAGCCCTCTAAGTGACGAAGAGTGGGACGCTATGGAAGGTACTGAACAACAGGTTGGCTACACTGCTAAATCTGGGGTTACGCATCTCTATATGTTGTGGTCACTACATAAATCCTTTTCTGAGGAAGGTGTATGGGCATGGATGGGCGACCGTAATGTTGTTGAAACCGATAAGTTAGATGGTGCGGCTGTCTCTCTTGTTTATAACAAGGGTTTATTAATACGAGCTACAAGTCGTGGCAATGGTAAAGAAGGTATAGACATAACGAAAAATGTCCGTCTCCTTAAAACAGTTCCTTGGGAAATCGATACTAAATCTTTGTGTCAAATAGACGGAGAAGTAGTGGCTCCTAGTAGTATCCGTAATGCAAGAAATTATGCGTCGGGTGCATTAAACTTAAAAGACGTAGAAGAGTTTAAAGAACGAAGACCTTATCTATCCTTTGTAGTACATGATATACGACCAGACGCCTGTTGTGGTCACTACATAAATCCTCCTAAGTTCTGGAGTAGTAAAATGGATTTTTGTGATAGCTTAGGCTTTCATACTGATCTTACATTCGACGCTACTGATTACCCTACGGATGGTAAAGTTTTTAGGCTGGATAACTTACAAGAGTGGGAAGAGGAGGGTTTTACTTCACACCACCCCAGAGGTTCTATAGCGTTAAAAGAACAAAAGGAAGGAGTAGTAACCAAACTGCTAGATGTAGTTTGGCAAACTGGTAAGTCTGGTGTGGTAACACCCGTAGCAGAACTAGAGCCAGTTATGATTGGAGATGCACAGGTTTCCCGAGCTACCTTACATAATATGCAGTACATTGAGGAGTTAGGATTAGAAATTGGTTGTAGTGTCGAAGTCATAAGGAGTGGTGAAATAATCCCCCGTATTGTCCGACGAGTTAACTAAAAATAATTCTTGACAATAATCTTAAAATTATATATAATATACTTTCAATTTCAGAGGAATACCAATGCAAGCGATATTAGCCCCCACTACTTGTAGTTCGTGTGGTTTTGTTCTTGCGTGGAGAAACGATTTACTGTTTTGTGAAAACACTGAGTGTGCAGCACAAATCAGTAAACAAATTGAGCATTTTGCTAAGACCATAAAGATTAAAGGTCTTGGCCCTAAGACTATAGAAAAACTAGCACTTACTTCCTTAAGGGATATTTATATGCTTGACTATGATCTTACAAAGATTGCTCTCTCCTCGAAAAGGCTTGCAGATAAGCTCTTTATAGAAATTGAACACAGTACGAAGGCTACCTTAAACCAGCTATTACCCGCTTTTAGTATACCTTTAGTCGGAAAGACCGCAACAGAGAAATTGTCCACAATAATTAGCTATCTCGAAGAGCTTAGCATGGGCAAATGTCGTGACGCGGGTCTTGGAACTAAGACTACTGAAAGTTTAATGGATTGGTACGAGAACGAATGGAAAGATAACTTAGAGTTTCTACCGTTTATATTTAAGTTTGAGAAGCCTAAAAAAGTAACAGAAACTCTTGATACAGTATGTATTAGTGGGAAACTAACAAGTTTTAAAACTAAAGCTGAGGCGACAATGGCGCTGTCAGCTAGAGGATATGCTATTAAGAATACTGTAACAAAAGATGTAACTATTCTAGTTAATGAAAGTGGAATAGAATCTGCTAAAACAAAAAAAGCCAGAGAGTCTGGCATAACAATAGTAACTAATCTATTAGAATTTATAGGAGATACAAATGGCAACACTGCCTAAGTGGACTGATGAGCGTACTGACGAGCTCACTAATTTCGTCGGTGATGAAGTACCAATTTCTCAAGTAACTGTAGCAGAAGCCGCAGACCAACTTGAGACTACTACACGGTCAGTTTCTAGCAAACTGCGTAAAATGGGTTTTGAAGTAGAACTTGCTTCCGCTAAAAGCGTACGCGCTTTCAGTGATTCTCAAGAAGCTACACTATCTGCTTTTGTCACAGACAATAGCGGAGAGTATACATACGCAGAGATTGCATCTCACTTTGAATCTGGGGCTTTTAGTCCTAAATCTATTCAAGGTAAGATTCTTTCTATGGAACTTACTGGCCATGTTAAAGCTGCTCCCAAAGTGGAGACTGTAAGAACTTATTCCCCCGAGGAAGAAGTAATCTTCGTAGATATGGTTAACTCTGGCTCTTTTGTGGAAGCAATTGCAGCTAAGTTAGACCGTACTGTAAACAGTATTCGTGGTAAGGCTCTTAGCCTTCTTCGTTCCGGCGAAATTGACGCTATCCCCCGTCAGGAGCATACAAAAGGCTCAGCAAAAGAAGATCCTTTGGCTGACCTGGGCGATGTAACTGGAATGACAGTAGAATCGATTGCAGAGACAATCGGTAAGACTGCCAGAGGTGTCAAAACTATGTTGACTCGTCGAGGTCTGACAGCGTCAGATTACGATGGAGCTGCAAAGAAAGAAAAAGCTGCTGCTTCCTAAAAAGTAGTACATCCATGTAGCTAGGGCAAGGGGTTGCTCTGGCTACATTTTCGTTCGGGGGAATCATTGAACATTGCAAGTGCTTTTATAAAGCAAGTTTTAGATGTGCAAGATTTTGAATCTTGGTCATCAGTGCGTAAGCACTATTTGCCCACAGCCTACCACAGATTATTTTCTGAGATAGATAAGCACTGTGAAAAATTTCATAGACTCCCTACGTTTGAAGACCTTAAGTTTGAGCTAAGAGACGGTGCCACTAAGGAACTGCTCTACGCCATAGATGCTATTGAAGTAGATGCTGACGCATATATGCTTCTTCAGTATTTGAAAAATGAGTATACTCAAAAAGAGATACTACTGTCACTTGAGGACTACGTTGATAACTCTATGTCCTTTGAGGATGCAGAGGAATCTGTAGGCCACCTACATCAGATTGTTCTTGATATCGAAAATAAAGTAGACCTTCAAGAACCGCAAGAAAGTATGCAACGTATTACCTTGTTCGAACCTGATGAGGAGTTAGGAAAGTACCTTCCCCTCGGCTTAAACACCGACAATGACTACGAGATTTCGTTCTCCCCCCGAGACTTGATCCTCGTAGGCGGTCGCCGAGGGGCGGGGAAATCTATTACCTGCTCTAATATTGCTAATAATGTCTATAATTCTGGTAAGTCTGCAATCTATTTCACTATTGAGATGGATAGTCGAGCGATACTGCAACGGTGTTGTTCGATTGCAACTGAAGTACCTTTCTCACGTCTCCGTACTAAAAATCTTAACGTAACGGAATGGGATAAGGTTGCTAGTTGGTGGGCTGCCCGATATCAAGATAGCCAAGAACGACTTGCAGAGTATCGAGAACATCGAGATTTTGAAAAGTTACATGATAAACTAAAATCTACTTGTGAGCTTCTCCCAACTCAACAGTTAGATGTAGTTTATGATCCTTCTCTTACTATCTCCAAGATACGCTCTGAACTTGATAAAAAAATTAAAAGTAAGATGGATGTGGGCGTAGTTATCGTCGACTATATCAATCAAGTTAAGCGATCTAGTATGCCTTCTCGTGGAGGGCAGTACGATTGGACAGAACAAATAGAAGTTAGTAAGGCATTGAAGAGCATGGCGCAAGAATTTGAAACCCCCATATTCTCGCCGTACCAAACAGACGCTAGCGGTGAGGCTCGATTCGCTAAAGGTATTCTTGACGCTGCTGACGCAGCCTATTCCATGGAACCATGGGAACAAGAAGATGGTTGTATGACCTTTACGTGTGTAAAAATGAGAGCAGCCGCTATGCGTTCTTTTACCTCTACAATGGACTGGGAAACATTAAAAATTGGCCCAGAATCTGCTTTAACTCCTAAGGAGAGAGAAGCAAATGATCAAAAAACTGACGAGGACATAAACGACCTGTAAAAATATATCTTGACAATTAAGTTAAATTTTAGTATAATATCACCATGAAAAAAGCAAAAGAAATAGAAACAAGTAAAGAAGCAGAAGAAATTCTGGAGTTCATAGAGAGCTACAGAATGAAACTACGAAACATGCTTGACTTGAATGCGGACGGTCAAGAAGAAGAATCAGATTATAAACCCCACGAAAGGGCTTAATGGAAATAGAAAGAATATTACAAGAGAAGAATATTTACTTTATGCAGAAGGGTGCAGATTATCTAGTAAGATGTCTTAACCCCGAACATGCTGATAAAAACCCTAGTATGAGAATAGACCAGATTACTGGCATTTTTAATTGTTTTTCGTGTGGATATAAAGGTAACCTATTCAATCATTTTGGGGAAAGGGCAAACCAACTACAACAACAGAGAGACCTTTTTAAAAAGAAAATTATACAAA